ACATTGACTCCGATGATGTCAGCGGGTAGCGAGCGCTCTTTACACCATCTATCCAACATAGAAACAACGCCCCAACCTAATCCGATGGTATCGACCTTGACTCTAACTCTGTCCCGTATCTCGCGCTCGCTGTGTAATTTGATACAGGTTTCAATCTCTCGCATCACTACGCCAGCCACATCAACTGCGTTTGCATTTTGTTTACCTGATGAGCGATGAACAATACTAACTGCTCCGCCATCTAATCTTGCAATAACAAATTCATCTCCACCATCTGATGCAATATCAACTCCAAGTTTAATTATCTTAGATTCAATTGGTGTTTCATTCTCTGTTGCTAACTCAGCCCAAGCAAACGGAATTACTTTGCCTGTACTTGACTTAGGGAATTGCGCCTTAACACGGGCTTCAACGAATGTAGAGTCCTCGCCAAACTCAGACATCACATCATCGACCCAAGTTTTATCTACCAAGTGTGTTTTAACTTCGTGGGCTTCTATGTAATCAGGGCAAGACTTGCATCTACCAGTTGGCTCACCCGTAAAGTTTGGTGTGTCATAAGCGCTGATTGGAATTATGTTGTAAAGCGGACTCGAGCAGATTCTTTCAAACCATGTTTGTTCTGTATCTGTTGGAGGGTTACCAAGGACAAGTAGTTTTGTATTGCCACCTGTCATCAGAGATTCCAGCGCTCCACCGATTGTGTCCGATAATCCTCCAGCCTCATCAACTACTACGAGCAAGTTAGGTGCGTGAATACCCTGTACCGCTGTTTCATCATGAGCGCTTGGACTAAATCCGTATCCAACGACGGTTCCGTTAATCTTCCATTGAACTGTATCGGCTTCCCCAGGCAGGTTATGTTTAGCGTGAACTCTTCGAATATGCGGCCACATAATGTTTCTAACCTGTCGGTGTGTAGTCGCTGTTGTAATTGCTACCGCTGTACCCGCCGCATGGGTTGATAGCCACCAAGCAACTGCTCTCGCCGCTAAGTGAGATTTCCCAGGCGCATGGCAAGCGGGAACTACCGTTCTTTTATTTACTAGCAAAGAATTAAGAATCTCTTTTTGTTTACTCCATAGGGTTTCGCCTAGCCCTTGCTCAACAAATCCAACGGGGTCGCCTTGCCATCTAGCCCAAGGATTCTCTAACTCTGCATCAAGAATTACTAATAGGGCATGGCGCTCTTCAGGTGTAAGCATGGCAAGCAACTCAGCCTGTTTATTGGAATCGCTTTCGAGGAACTTATCGAGAAGTCTCTCGGTCATAAGTTAAGCGCTCTTTGTTTTACGGGACTCTAAAACCTTGGCTATCTTCTCTTGTAGTTCTCCCATAGTGACTGTAACTCTAACCTCTGACACAGAATGACTCAAGACTTCTTGCTTATCAATGCGACCAAAATCTTCAGGGACTTGACGCTCTAACCACCAAGCCGATGCTTTCCAATCTCCTTGACTAGCCGCGCTGGATATAACTGCAACCTTTTTAGCGATTGCTTCCGCTCGCGCCCGTGTAAGAGACTCCAAAAATTCCAAATAGATTTTCTCCTCGGGTTTAGGTTTAGCATCAGGAATCGTTGCCAGCCTATCCCGCTCTACCATTCCACGGCTCATCCAGTTATAGAAAGTGGACTCAGATATGTTCACCATGGCTACCGCTTTGTTTACTGGCATACCAAGCACAATGAGGTTAATTAACTCGTCTCGCTTTACCTCATCAAGAAGCATCAGCGCTCGCCCACCAGTTTTGGGTTTAGGTTTAGCGCTCTTTTTTACTACCGCTGTTGTCACTAAAACTCCTGCCCTATGTACCAAAATCCTAATTCAATTCCCCAGTTGTATTTAGAGATGTTAAAGCCTAGAGCGAATCCGCTTGTTCGTCCCCAACAAAACCAATACTTGCCTATCTTTTTCTCCATGGGTTTATTCTACCCTCTTAACAACTGGAGCAGTAGTTATACGCTCGAATGTTATTAACGCCAGTTTCAAATTGTTTTCCGCAATGGTAGCAACCAACAGTCTTTGTATCAGACTTGTCCTCTAGTTTGGTTATCTCAAACCCTAGTAGTTTCATTTAATTCTCCTCAACTTCACACGCTTCTAAGGGGATAAATAATAACTCAGCGATGTCTTTCCAGCCATTTATCGTGTTAGCCCATTCATTCAAATCCTCGGTATGAACTCTCATATTGTGTTCACCTACCCGAATTGTTGTCCGACCCACAGGAATATGCCCAGGCTTAGATTTTCCTCCCGCGAGAATCTCCGCCACTTCCTCAGAACTAAAGCCAGTTCCCCGCAAGCCCGTACTCATTAGAAGTTTGTTCAACTCCTGTGGGTCATAGGTTGCCAAGTCAGAGGTTCGATTATCAACGATAAGGATTTTAATTTCCTCTACCTCATCGACATCAACCCAATGAACGGCAATCTTTTCCCACCCTAACTGAACCGCGCCTTGATAGGTGTGGTTGCCTGACAAAATATGTTTGGTTGCTTTATTAACAACAATAGGTCGGTACTGCCCCATGTGTGTAAGGGACTCAATGATTGAACCGATGTCGCCTTCTCTTGGATTAAGTGGATGAACCTTAATCTCATTTATCAAGACTGTTTCAATATCTGTCGCTTCGACATTTGAGCGCTCACCGCTTGGCTCGGGCTCAACTGGTTTGCGTTCAGGTAATCCCAATCGGGTTTTAATTTCTTTAATGGCTTTTTGTTTAGTTGGAGCATCTACATAGAGTTGTTCTTTCCAAGCCTTGTAAGCCTCCATCTCAACTGTAAACTTCCAAGCGCTTACCTTTACTTCAGGGTCGCTAGGTAAAGACTTAGAATCGCCTACATTGTCTTTGTCTTTGCCATTCATCAGCCTATCTAAAGTCTCAACCTCAGATTGAGTGAATCCCGTTCCTTCGAGTTCAGGGAGCGCTGTCAATAAACTCTTGAGCAATGGTTCGTTGTATGTTGCCAAGTCAGTTAGCCGATTATCAGCCAAGACAATCTTGCGAGCGCTCTCTTCATCTACCTCAACATAAGTTATTTTGATTTTTTTCCAGCCAAGTTTCTTCGCTGCTTTGTAGGTGTGGTTACCAGCCAAAATGAAATTCGTTCCGTACTGAACAACAATTGGACGATATTGCCCATGGGCTTTGAGTGACTGAGCAATCGCCTCAACATCACCTCTGCGTGGATTCGTTGGGTAACTCTCGAGCGTGTTAAGCGCAACTGAAGCAACTTGTCCAACTTTTATGTTCGCTTTCACTTTATGTATATCCATGCTTCGAAGTTAAAGAACTTCCAAAACATTGTGCCAACTGTAAACCCTGCGTTCTCTGCCAATATCTGATTTCGCATTGAGGTGTTTACCTTCATGATTGGTCGGAGGTCGCGCTCTTTGTTTAATATCTCTTCAGCGCTAAAGGCTTTGCGCTTGAAATCATAGTGAGCGCCATGGATTACTTGCTCGAGTTCACCTGATTCTTCTCGGACTTTCTCAGCCCATATAAATGCCCCGCCCTCAATTAAAGATTCATAGACAATACTTAGGATGTTTGGTCTGTCCTCGTATGGAAGAAATTGAAGTGTGAAGTTTGAAAGAATTAAACTGGATTTACCAAGGGCGGTAAAGGCTCTGAGGTCTTTGCGAACATAGAGAGTTTCATCATGGGACTCAGGCAAAAGATTATCGGCTATATCAATTCCAACTTTCTTACCACAATGAGGGAGTCTTTCTAAAAGTTTGCCAGTAGAACATCCAAGGTCAATCACCTGAGTATCTTCGGTCATAAAATATGTACTCAAGTCACAGATTGCTTCAGTTAGCGTGTGGTAGTTTGGAATTGACTGAGCAATATGCTCATCAAAGTTTCCTATGGTGTCAAACGAAAATGGCTCAGTAGAACTCATGAAGCCTTCTACCAATTGCTTCCACGACTGGAATCGTAATTGTTCTTCCGCACCGTTCATATCTTTCGGCATCTGAAACTCTTCGTCCATCATCGTAAAACTCCGTCCATCCATCAGGTAATCCTTGAAGTCTTTCACATTCAAGTGGTGTTAATTTTCTGATTGCAACTGAATTTTCATCTCCAACTACAACGCCGTGCCTATCTTGAGAAGTAACTGTGTACATTGGTTCGTTATCTTCTTTAATCATCCTTCCGTTTGGCGATTTATTGACTCTTGCTACATCAAGAATCGCTTTTACAAAAGGAACATTATGTCCTCCAGTTCCCATGTTTGCCGTTAAAGTAGGAACTCCTTCACTTTTATATTGTCGGAAATATCCTCTTCTCCATTGAGCAACTTCTAACTCGGGAAAATCTTCCATTACATAAGGTCGAGATGCTCCCCCTTTGTAATAGTGGGCATCGAGCGTTGGAGAAATGTTGGAGAGAAGCCCCTCCCTTCTTCCTTGTTCTTTTTCGTTCGACTCATCATTCTCTGAACTTGAGATTCCGATAGGAAATACTTTTGGTCGGGGTTTTCCTCTAAGATTTCCGATAAGGAAAATCCTTTCTCGGTGTTGCGGGACTCCGAAATTTTGGCTGTCAAGCAATTCCCATTGACAGTCATACCCCAAGCCATCCAAGACTTCGAGGATGATTTCGAAAGTTCTTCCTTCGTCGTGGTTGAGGAGTCCTTTGACATTCTCAAAGAGAAGATACGGTATTGACTTTTCGCTTGCGAGTCTAAACATCTCAAAAGCGAGTGTCCCTCGGGTGTCATCCAAGGAAAATCCTGTTCGCTTTCCTGCAATTGAAAAAGTCGCGCAAGGGAATCCTCCAACGAGGAGGTCGGCATCAGGAATGTCTCCAGCGGAAACATCTCTAATATCTCGTCCGTCGGGTTGTTCTCCGAAATTTCGTGCATAAATACTCCTAGGTCTCTCTAACCATTCGTTAGCCCACACACACTCATGACCAGTTCTTTCAAGTCCAAGTCTGAACGCACCAACTCCTGCAAATAACTCTATGAACTTCATTAGACAACAGGTTTCGCTGGACGCCCTCGTCTACGAACTAATTTACCTTGAGCATCGTACTCAGGTGTACGAGAAATATCATTGCGAATGATTTTGTAAATCAACTGCTCAGATACTCCCATTGCTTCAGCAATCTCACGGTAGGTAATGCGCTGTTTGCGAAGTCGAAGAATCAACTGTTTACGACGCTTGCCTAAATCTTGAATTTGTACTTGATGGGTACGGATAGCATCGGTAAGTAACTTAACCTCACCAAGTCCTTTGCCGTCTAACTCTGTCGCTTCCATTACTGTACTCATATAACTTCTCCCTCTTCGAACAAGCGTTCGACTGCATCATCAAACTTGACCTTCTTCTGAATGTGGTTTGCCGTTGCGACAAATTCCAATTCAATTTTCATAACTGATTTCTTATACGCAATTAGCATTGCAATATAAAAAGGCAGTATGAAAAAACTAGCAACTGCTATTCCTACAACTGTCCATATTAAATTCCAGTTCAAAATGTCCTCTCCTTTTTTACTCCTCGTATGTAAATAACTAATGAATTTTTATCGTTCTTCGGTGGCAGAAAAATTAAAGATTTAACAAACTGCGAAGAATCATCGGGAAGAACTCCCGCGTCTACGAGTCCATCAATCGCCGCTTTTGCTGAGGGATTACACGCCCCTACATCTTGTAAGCGACCACCTTTCTGATGTGGTTCCACCGTAACGGTAATCCACGCCATAGGGGGAATCTTCTCATATTTAGCCAAGAGTTGAAAACCCGCTCGCCATTCCTTTGTGAGTTTTGCTCGCTCCCATCGGTTGCCAGCCCGTTCAGCATTAGTCGTCCAAGGACGCTGGTTGAACTCAAGACGATAAATCGTCTGCTCGGCTTCATCAATCTGACAGAAACATTCCATGGCTCAAGCATGAGGGTTACTCCTAATCATGTCCAGTTGTGTTTTCTGCCCGTAGTTGTCGATATTCCACCAAACACCAGTTTCGTCTTGAAATGGAATCTCTTCAGCCGATTCAATTTTTTGAATTAGGTATCCGAGTTCACGGGCTTTGGCTCTGTTTGACTCGACCCATCCATGACAACCGCTAGTTCCAGTACCACAAAGAACAATTAAATTCGCTGATTCATGAAGCATCTCATTCTTTGAACCACCCATCATTCGAGGTCGTCGATGATGAACTGACATTGGAAAACTTAAGAAATCTCGATTACATCTTTCACACTTATAGAAAGCACGGGCTAAGACAACCCATCTAGTTTCTTCAGATACTCGGTTAGGTTTAGGCTTTGCCATTGGAGTCTTTCATCTGCGATGGCGTCCAAGCAAGCAGGGCATACCTCTGTCGCCGTTTGAATCGCCATCTGCTGTACCAACCTACAAATCGCAACATCCTCATGAGTTAGGTGCCACCGTCCCATTATCATTTTCCAGCGGAGCATCTTGACCTCTGTTCAATTTATCTAATAATTCTTTTTTAATTTTTGCTACAACTTCAGGAGAGGCTTTTTCTTTTTCTTTTTTTTCCCACTCTAAAGACATTTGGCGTCCGCGCTCGCGTTCTCTCGAGTCGGCTAGTCTACGACGCCACTCCCGATTTATGTGCGATGGAGTAATGGCTGTGTCAAGGTTTGAGTAATGCCAAGAAACAATTTTCTTTGCTTCATCCAAAGGCACATCTGTATCCAAAGACTCAGCCCATGCTCGAACCTTTAACT